ACTCTGACAAACCTATTATAGGAGTGCAAGGACATTGGGATGAAGATAATCCTGACAAAGTAATGGGAGCAGGGTTAGCGATACAGACAAGTCTATTGAAAGAAGTTTGTGGATACAACGAAGAAGAACCTATTAATGATGGAGAGTCTATTGTTCGCAAAATATCTAATGAAGTTTTTGGAACTGCTACATCAAAATGGGGATTAGTCAGAACAGAGAAACCCATTTACAATTATGAACGACATGAGGGGAGTATGTCATGTCCAGGTTAGCGAAGTTATTCGGACCTGATGCAAAATACCCTTTAGTACGTTCCTATCAAGAGAAAGAAGCACCAGAGTTAAATTTCATTGCAGGACCATGTTCCATAGAGAATTTGGAACAGATATATGCCATAGCTTGTAAGGTACGACAAGCAGGTGCAACTATGTTACGAGGTGGTTGTTATATATATGGAACGTACCCTCCAGAGAATAGTGGATTTGTAGCAGATAGATCACTATCTCTTTCAACAGCAGCAAGTGGAAACAAACTTCCTTGGATAGTGGAAGTGATGGATGCACCAGATATGCAACACGTTACCGATGCAGACTGGATACAAATAGGTATGCGTCATGCACAACATTATCCGTTGTTGAAAGCGATAGCTTCTTATGGAAAGAAAGTATTATTAAAGCGTGGTTCATGGATGACAGTTGATGAAACGCTTGGGGCTATAGAGTATTTGCTTCAACATGGAGCAGAAGATGTAGCAATATGCGAAAGAGGAATGGTTAGCTTTGAAGACCATTGTAGGTGGAGTTTCTCTGCTTCGTTTATTGCGATGATAAAAGAATATACTGCATTGAAAATAGTAGCTGATCCTTCTCATGGCAGTGGAGATAGAAAGTTAGTTCCTAGACTTGCGAGAGCAGGAATAGCAGCAGGGGCAGATGGAGTATTATGTGAAGTACACCCTAACCCTGACGAATCTGTTTCCGATGCTGAACAAGCGATTGATTACGACACCTTTGAAGAAGTAGTGAAAGGGTGTAAAGAAATAAAGGGATATATTTATGGCTAACAACCTCCAAATGCAAAGAGTGGAGTTTGGAAAGAATGTTGGTGGTATCAATGATTCCACGCAGATAACGTCTGTGAAAGAACATGAAGCGTTAGATATTCATAATGTCAGGTTAATACCTACAGGTGGGATACGAAAGAGAAAAGGATACTATGTTGTTAATACAGCTAGCCTTGTCGGTTCTGGAACTATCACTGGCGTTTTTAATTATCTACGTTTTACTGGAAACTCAGACTTAATTGTATGTGTGAATAGTGGTAGCGTTGCGAATAAGATATATAAAAAAGATGCTGGAACAAATACGTTCACTTCCATTACTCCTTCAGGAACATTTTCAGGTGGTGATGTAACCTTCGCTGTGTCTAACGATTTATTGATGATTGCGTCTGATGGTGGTTCTAACATATTACAATGGGATGGTTCCGCTACCGCCTGTACTGATTTAAACACAGCGACTGCTCCTTTGGCAGAAGTGGTAAGTGACTGGAATAGACACGCTGTTGCTTTAAAGATACCAGCGAGGGGAAGTAACTTTGAAATATCACATCAAGGTGATTCTGCACAGTGGAGAAATTCTGATCGGTTTCCTACGGATAGACAGACTATTGGGGCAACTACGTTATACGATGACTTGTTTATCTTTACCACAGATAGAATGTATCGTGTTTCAGGTCACGATAGGGATGATGTCCGAATGGATGCAGTTAGGCTTTCTGTAGGGGCTACGAATCAAAGAAGCATAGTCAACGTAGCGAATAGAAACTTAATAGTCTGGCCTTGGAGAGAGAATTTCTACGAGTTCGATGGTGTCAATACACGCATTATATCGAACAGAATAGAAAGACCTCTTGCCAATACCAGCGACTTCTTTAACATTAACTTAGCAAAATTTGACAATATACAAGGTGTAAATATTGCATCACAGTCTAGGGTAAGTTTTTTAGTTGCACAAAAAAATGAAACCCAAAATAGTCTCATATTAAATTACAACTATGATTTAAGAACACCAGACCCTAAGACAAACCAACCTATAGGTGCATGGACTGTAGATGAATATGACAGAAACTTTGCTTACCTATCTGTTGCAGTGGAAGACGATCAAGAAGTGTTGTATGCAGGTGATTATGATGGTCATCTATGTAGGTTAGAAGTTGGAGATGCAGATGGAGATTCCTCTAATGATGCCAATGATGGAAACGCTATTGTATCTCGATATCAGACAGGTCCATTTCATGCAAATATGCCAGACGTAACAAAGAGATGGAGAGAAATTATTCCCATTGTCGGACAGACTTCCAGTGGAACTGTAACTATCAGTACCGCAGAGAATTGGGCTGGTAGTTTCATAACCGCAGATACAATTACTTTAGCGACAGGAGGGTTTGCTTCCTATTGGGGAGTCTCTAAATGGGGAGAAGATTTATGGGGAGCAGCGATATCGGTTATTAAACGATTATCTTTATCAAACCGAAGTGAAGCACTTTCTATAAAGTTTTCCGATTCCAGTAAAGACCCTTCATGGCGTATTGATACTTGGGTTTTGAGATATCAAGTTCTACCAGGATTGAGGCGATTTGAATAATGTCATCTAAAAAACTTCGTAAGCCTTTGTTTATACAGGACTTAAATGACCAATTTGCACCAAGAGTTTTACACGATAATGTTATGGGTATCTACCATTTCTTAGATACAAATATGGAATGGGGATCAGCTACCTCGAATACTGGAACTACATTATCTAAAATTAAATCGACAGATTACATTGTAAATATCACCCCTTTAGCAGAACCAGGAAGTGCAACAGTTACAAAAGCTACTGCTTCTTTCACTTACACTACAAGTGCAACAGTGGCATTTAATTATTTAGTTATTGGATCAAGTTAGGAGTTATTATGGGAACAGTTTCTCGCCCTTACACTTACACTGCTGGTGATGTTATTCAACCAGCCGAAGTTACAGACAACGAGACAACTTTATATAGTCTCGTTAATGGAAACATAGACAACGACAACATAGATTCTTCGGCAGCAATCAAGGCCTCTAAACTTGATCTTGCCTCTGCAACTACAGCTTCATTCTCTAAGAATGTACTTATGTCTTTGTCTTCCACTATTACATTGGGAACAACAACACAAACGATTGCTGTAGGTAGTTCTGCTACAGTAACTATCACCGCTAGTGGCGGAGTTGCCGAAATAGGCAAAATGACTGTCATAGCTAGTGCTACTGTCGGCAATCTTAAAGTGTCAGGTACTGCGACATTGGGTGCATTGGCTACGCTAGGTACATTGGTCGTATCAGGAACTGCTACGATAAGTGGTCTGGTATGTAGTGGCACTGCGACTGTGGGAGATTTGAAAGTATCCAACACAGTTACCATACCGAACTTAGTCGTATCAGGCACAGCTACATTAGGTAACATTATTGCCAGTGGCACAGCGACAATCAATACCTTGGTTGTATCGGCTACATCTACATTAAAAACAATAGTTGTAAGTGGAACTGCTACGATAGGAGACTTGAAGGTTAGCAATACAGTAACGCTACCAAGTTTGGTGGTGTCAGGTACTGCTACGTTAGGCAACATTATAGCGAGTGGAACAGTGGTAGGTAATTCATTATTAATATCCGCTACTGCAACATTGAACTCATTAGTTGTGTCAGCGACATCAACTTTAAATACGTTAGTAGTTTCAGCGACATCAACTTTAAAGACAATCGTAGTAAGTGGAACAGCTACAGTAGGAGATTTAAAGGTATCAAATACTGTTACCCTCTCTAAGATTGTCGTATCAGGAACAGCAACACTTGGAAATATAAAAGCGAGTGGAACAATAGTGGGTAATTCGCTAGTCGTTACCGCTACTGCGACAATCAATACAATGGTCGTAGCAGCCACAGCGACACTAAACACTCTAGTCGTATCAGCTACGTCTACTCTGAAAACAATCGTGGTGAGTGGCACAGCTACAGTTGGTGATTTGAAAGTAAGTAACACTGTTACCTTATCGAATATAGTAATAAGTGGAACTGCTACGTTGGGTAATATTATCAATAGTGGAACTGCGATAACAAATTCGTTACTTGTCTCTGCTACGTCAACTATGCTTTCTCTTGTTGTAAGTGCAACTGCTACATTGGGAGATTTGGTAGTAGGTGGTCGTGGTTTGGGAAAGGTGTTGCAAGTTGCTCACACTACCACAACTACTGAAACGCAGACAACCAGTGCTTCTTTCGTAACAACTTCATTAACTTTAGATATATTACCAGCAAGTTCTGCTTCCGTAATAAATATTGGATTAGCTAGTAATATTAATATAGGTGGTACTAGAGGAAATTGGGTTTATTGGACTATATTCAGATTTACAAGTGGAACCACAACGGGAACCAATATATCTGGAGAAGATGATGGATTTGGTGGCGTATACATTGAACAAGATGGGGCTAACTTTGACCTTCATGTTCCGATGGCTGGTTTTACTGTGGATTCACCAAATACAAATGTTACCGCAACGTACACTGTGATGATTCGTGTTACTGGTGGAACTGGAAAACTTAATCAAAATCAACCACATAAAGCGTCAATGGTTCTTTCTGAGATAGGAGCATAGATATGATAGATATTATTGATGCAATTTTAGCTTTAGACTCCAATGCAGTAGTAACCATGCAAGGTCAAGAAATATCAGGGTTAAGATGGGAAGATGGCAATCCCAATAACATTACCAACCAACAAATATTAGATAAACAAACAGAGTTAGAGTCTAAATATACCAATGACGAGTATAAGAGAAATAGAAAAAATGCGTATCCTACGTTTAGTGATTTCGTGGAAGCATATACTGAGAAAGAAATCTTAACTAGAAGCGATAAATGGATGGCATATATAGAGGCTTACAATAAAGTACGAACTGATTTTCCGAAACCAGAATAAAGGGAATAAATTATGAACTGCAACTGCAAATTTCCATGTACGTGTAGCATTGTCGCAGTCGTTATCGGTATCATCACTGGTATCGTTATTTATCAAATAGGACTATAGAATGAATAATTTAGGGGTTTGCATAAGTGCGTTTGTAGCATTGATAGGTGGTTTATATATTGTATTGCAATTATATGCTTACCCTTTACCAGAAGGTAGAAAATTGGAAGTGCGTGTCGATTCCAATGAGAAAATGGTACAGAGTATGGACATGAGACAGAGGTCTATAGCAGATAAAGTAGGAAAGATACATGGCATATTGGTTGATCAAATTAAAGATAAGAATCACGATTAACCGCCCAAGAGGTTTATATGGATAATGCAGGTCTTCTAAAGAAGGAACAGTTAAAAGCTAGGAACGAAAAGATAATGCAAGGTTGGTTACACAAATGGGTATCCAATACTGCTACCAACTATGGAAGTAAACTGCTAGGCGAAAAAGAAAACTTCGCTAACTTATTCATGGCACACAAGGGAACGCCAGCATTAATTACAGGGTCAGGTCCTAGTTTAGAAGATACCATTCCTCATATAAAGAACTTTGATGGATTGGTTATCAGTACCAATAGTTCCATGAGCCTGCTATTAAAGAATGGGATTAAACCAGACTACGTACACGTATTTGATGGACAATATCGGTCTGAGAGAATAGGGAACCTTCCCATAGATGGCATTAAACTGATATGTGCAACCTTTGTTTTGCCAGACATGGTGGAGTTTTGGAAGACGAAAGGTGATGTATATGGATTCAGTGCTTTCGATCCAGAGGAAGCATGGTTTAAGAAGTATATGTGGTATATGTACCGAGACTATGTAGGTATTCCCACTAGTGGTTCGGTAGGCCCCAATGCTATTCGATTGGCAGCCTATATGGGTTGTGATCCGATTATCATTACAGGATTAGATCAGACCTTCACTGATGGAAGATACCGAGTAGATCAATACGATTACGTTGATGATAAATATGTATTGAAAGATTTTGATCACGAAGAAGCGATTAACAAGCAACCTATCAGTTATCACAATGGCAAACAGCTTTGGTATATCACTGGAATGATGTACCGAACAGCGATTGTGGGGATAGCAGATGAGTTAAGGGATAAGGGATTATCGGTTGTTCGTTGTCACAATCAAGGCGATCCAAATTTTTATAAGGTAGAAGGTGTTCTACTTAAAGAAACTAAAGGAATTAAAGTAATGAACGCTACTATGGGTGGCGTATGGAAGAATGAACTTCCGAGATATGATTTAGTTGCATAGGGGAAAATAATGGCTATAAACAATTTAGAACAGGCAGCTCAAACTGTTGCTTCAACAGGGGTAACTCCTACACCTACTAGAGTGCCTCAATACGAAGACAAACCTGGTGATGAGTGGATGTCATACGTTCCAGAAGCGTATGGTGAATTGCCCAGTGTAATTGGAGAACAGAGAAAACTCCAAGCACAACAATTACGAGAAGGTGTACCTGAAGTAATAAGACAAGCAGCACAACCTATGACTAGACGAGGCTTATACGGATCAGGTTTACAGCTAGAAGATATTGGTCAGGCAGGGTTACAGAGACAGCAAGCGATACAAAATGCTGAACTTCTGGCAAAAATTGATCCCATAAAAGCTAGAGTTGCTATGGGAGATATATCTCAGAAAAGATTTCAAGATAGGGCACAGGAGTCTCGAAGAAGGTATGAGAAAGAGGAAGCATACAGACAGCAAGAAAGGGCTAGAGAAGATTTAATGAGACAGCAAACAGGCTCTTCTTTAATGAATATGGTTACTGGCAAGGGAGGAGTCAACGAAGCCTTATTTGGAAGTCAACCCACTGCCATGCAACAACTTCTTTTAGCTAACGAAAAAGACCCTCAAAAAAGAGCTGCTTTATCAAAACAAATGGGAATAGGTCAACCTAGTTTCGTGTTAAAGGCAGCAGTTGGTGAAGAGAGAGCAAATCAACTTGCCAAAGGTGGTATTGCAGGGGCTGTTATATCTTCCATCATACCGAAGGAAGGTATTTTGGGAGCACCTATTAAAGCGATAGATTCTGCTCTTGAAAAAATAGGAGGTGCTCTATCAGGATTGTTTGGGGGAGAAGTAACTAAAAAAGAAGCTGTAAAACAACAAATTGAACCTGTTGGTCAGCCACAAAAAATATCATCTATTGATCAGTCAACAAAAAACGTATCATACACTCAAGACGCACAAGGGAATATAATAAGAGATGGCCAAGTCATTCCTCAGTTGCCACAAAATCAAATGATGAGAGATGCTGTTTATAGAGAAGAAGTTTTGATGAGAGATGGTCAGGAAGTAAGACCTTTGCCACAAACTAGAACTGCAGACTACACTGAAACTCCTATAGAACAAGAAGCAAGGTTAGCAAGTCAATTAGGTGAAATGACCTTTGAACAAGAAGCAGCAATTAGGAATATGCCAAGGGTTGGAGAGACTATAGACATTGAAGAAGCAGGTCGTCTTGGTAGTTTGGAAGGAGGAAGTCAAGATATAGGTGGTCAGGTTCCAAAAATGCGAGAACTCCCTGTTGAAGAAATATTTAAAAAACCTTCACTTGCTCAACCAGAAGGTGGACCATATAGAGAGCCTAAAGATATATATAGTGCGTTTAGAGATTCTGGTGGTCCCTACGTTCCTGATGCAGCTTTGGAAGCTGCGATGGATGCTGATTATTTTCAAGATGGACTACAAACAACTTTTGAAGAATTTGCCGATGAGTATGCTCCCTCTCTAGGTTCATCTCTAGGTTCACTAGGTTCAGGTATACAAGATGCGTTAAAAGGAATATCTGACGTAGTTCCTGGAAATATTGTAGATACAGGGATAGGGTTAGCGATATCGGCTGCATTGAATCCTAAGGGACTCAAAGGAGTTTTTGATGCTCCAGCTTCTTTCCTTGGTCCTCAAATAATGGCTCAAAGTGGAGTAGGACCTCTTGCTCTTGCTGAAATGTTAGCGACACAAACTCTTCCCACAGGAAAAGCACTAACTTCAGCATTGGCTGGTAGTGCGATAGGTGCTCCACTGGCTTTGATGTCTATTGGTCAGGCAAAAAAGAAAAGAGATAGGGCTAGAGATGAAGCAGAAGAAATTAGAAATAGAGCAGGTAGTGCTCGATATAATTTCGTTCCTGGTGAGTTACAAATGGCTGGAAGTAAAAGAACTTCCCCTGTTCTTGATGAAGCTAACACCAACTTTAGATTTACAGATGAAATTACAGGAATGAACCTTATATATGAACAAGACCCAAGAAGATCAGTTATGGGTGGAGACTCTCTATCAAAACGTGGACAAGACTTTGCTAGGGAAGCTGGTATTGATTACACCAACCCTGACCCTGATATTCAGAATACAAGTCAAAAATGGTTAGGGAAACAGCAAGTGTATAGCGAACTAATACCTGGATTAAAGCCTATATTTATGGCTGGCTTAAAAGGTCAAATGACCAGAGAACAGACAGAGGATTTAGTGGCAGAAATATCTAACAAATATTTCATGGATAACCCACAAATAAATGAACTTCAAAAAGTTACTTCCGAAATAGATTTGCTTACGGAAGCTAATAGAATTGAAGCAGACTCTTTCATTGAAGATGATATATTGGAATTGAGAAAGCGAGCAGAAATAATGAAAACAAAAGTTCCAGAGTCGTGGAAATCCGCACCTTCTTTTGAACCTGAACCTATTTTTGTTAGCGTTGAATTAGATGATAGTTTTGTAGAATCGGAGGATTAATATGGTTTCAGCATGGGTAACAGGTGCAATACAGGGATTGGAAAAAGGTCTAGCAGCGAAGGAACTAGCTAGAAGGCAAGACTTAAAAGACTACATTTCCATTCAGAAATTACAATCTACTTTAAATGCTAATAAAATAGCTCAAGCTAAAAGAGATGCTTTGAAATTAAAAGCATCAAACGAAACAAAAGCTATAGATAATGAAGTAACTAGAAGAACAAACGAACTTACGATGAAATTAAAAGCCTCCAATTATGATCATTTAAGCGATGCGGAAAGAACCTTACAAATAGAAACTTTAGGTAAAAGAGTTCGTAGCAATTTACTTCTGTCTCCTGCTAAATACTATGGCGGTCTACAATCCAGAGAAACAAAACTGCAGGGAATTGAACTTCAAATTCAGTCTATGATAAATTCAAATCCTGGAATGACACGAGAAGAAGCCATGAACAGGCTTGGTAAAGGTAAGTGGAAAACTGTCATAACAACGAAAGGTCATGCAATTCTCCAAAATAAAGACAAGCCTTGGCAATTAACCTATGCAAATACTAATACACCTATAGGAAATTGGAAAGCAAACAGAAAACTGTTTGTAACAAATCCTGATGCGTTTAAAGAAAAAATCGGAAAAGAATTTGGATTTGAAAAATTAGATGTTGTAAGAGAAGGAAAAGATGGAAAACTTACTCTCGTTGAACCTAAAAAAGACAATTTGCAAAGTGACACTCTTACAAAAATTAGACAAAACAGAGCTGTGAAGGATACGGAAATTTTTCCAGAAAGACCATTATATAAACCAGAGAAATTAAATAGGTATGAAATTCCCACTGGCAATTATACTTATGCAAGTGAAAGGTATATGGATTCTATTGGAACAGTTGATTGGTCGCAAGAAGCAATAAAAGATTTGGAATCCTATGGTTTTTACGCACCTGTCAAAGGAATGAGTGGAACAAGATTGTCTCTATCTGAAAATGTTGATCCATACGATCTCGTTACTCCTGGTTGGTTGGATGAGAAACTAATTCAATGGGGTGTAGCTGCTTTTAAGCCAGATTTAGTAAGAACAAAAAATATTAAAATACGAAACGACATTAGAAACTTTAAAATAAAAGTAATTAGACTGTTTCGAGATGACGCTAAGTTTCAAAATTTCATAACAAAGAAAATAAATGCTATTTTTCCAGATAAACCTAAATTTTTGGGAACTATAAAAAAGTTTAAAGGTGATGTCATATCTTTGGGAGAAGTATTAAACTCAGAACTTCAGCAAAAGAAACAACTTATAATGGACAACCCATTAGAAAATGTAGCGAAAAACAAAAAAATCATAAAAGGTTTAGAGTCTGCTATAGGTAAATTAGGCAATCCATACCGAATCAGAGAAGCTGGAGATGTAGTTACTCCTGAAAGTTTCAAACTTTGGATACAAAAACTTCCCATGTCAAATTCGATGAGAAAGAATTTAATGAAAAGATTTAATAACCCTGAAGCAGTGGTACTGGAAATAGAGAAAGATGGGGTTATATTCGTTCCGAAGACGAAGCCAAAGAAGAAAGATCAAGGCTTACATCAGGGAGCTATGGGAAGAACTAGAGAAAAAAGAAGAAAAGCTATGCAGAGGGGGATAGAAGAATGGTGGAAATAAACGATACTCAAAATTACTTTCAAAAACAGCAAGAGGGGACAGAGGGAACGATAGAAAAATTTTTGGAGACTCCCTCAAAGAAAGAAGAAACTGTTACAAAAACTCCAATTCCACAGCAGAAAGAAAAACCTGAAACGGAAATACCTTCACCTTCAAGTTTGCAACGTGGAAAAGTTCGTGTCGGAGTAAGAATATACAATATAGAAGCGTGGATTCCTAACAATGTAACCGATGAAAAAAGACAAGAAATATTTAAAAATGAAGCGTTGAAGAAAGATGCTTCTGAGAGAAAAAAAGCTCTTGACTTGTCTGTCGAGGCACAGAAAGAAAGCCCCAGTATTTTTGGAAAAACATTTTTTCCCTCTGACAAAGAAAACTATCCACTCGCTGCTTTTCGTAGAAAGTTGGAGGATAAACATACATTCTTAGATATAGCCAAAGAATATAGTCTCCCTCCCATTTTAGGATACGGAGCCGAAAGATTATGGGGTGGTGCAAAACTTATGATTAAAAACCCTTGGGGCAAAGGAGCGATGAAAGGTTTTTGGAGACAGCCAGTTAGTATACCAGTTTTTGCTGGAATGGAAATGTTGGGAGAATATTTAGCTCAGAGAAGTGGATTGACTGGACAGTCAGATACAGCACTTCTCTTGTCTGTTCTTGGTCCCATGACAGCAAGAGGAGGTAGATTTACAGGAAAGTCTCTGAGAAGTTTTTCTGGAAAAACTGTTGGATTTAGATTAGCTAGAGAAAAACTTGCCAGTTTGCAGTTGGAAGATAGATGGAGAAAAATTGCAAATATTGCTGCAAAAAGAGGGTTAGATGCAAAGGGAGATTTGATAAGTAAATCATCACTCCGATCACAGAAGTTATATAAAGTATTGGAAACAAAGTATAAGGGAATAAAAGTAGACCTTGCTTCTAGTTTCAATAAAACAAAAAAAACTTTAGATGAGATAAAAAATTCAATTCCAACAGAATTTCATGGAGACCCTGAAGTATCCACAGTAATGGGTGTGATAAATACTTTTGAAGAAATGGTTAATAGTGGGAAAAATGTAGATTTCAGTGCAATGCACAATGTTATAAAATTGATAAATGCCAAGATAAGAAAATTAGATGTAACTGACAAGAGTGGATGGCAAAGTGGTGCAGCAAAAAAGATTTACACTGCTTTCTACCAAGATTTGCCTAATTCTAAATGGATTGATTATAGGGGGGTAGGCCAAAGAGGAATGAAGGGATTAACTCCTTCTCCAGCCGATCTGAACACAGCGAGAGATATTAAAAATTATCTTGACAAAGCAAATAAGGCGTTTATGAAAGAGGAGTCTATCCAAGAACTTGTTAGCATGGTTATGACAGGTAAGTACAGACGAGTTCCGCCAGGAGCTAAGAGAAGAACACAATATATAAAATTTCAAACTGGAGATTTTAAAAAGGGACTGAAACCTAAATATGTTAAAGAAGGTTATCAAAAGGATATTCTTCCTAAAGAATGGAGAGTCAATGACTTTTTCAACGATTTTATGGATAGAACCGACCCTACTAAAAAAGGTACCTATGACGAATTGTTTACGCAGGGATTAGGTGGCTGGAACAGGAAGGGAGAAACTGCGGTTGAGTATCATGGGGCAGTAAAATATTTGAGAAAAATATTTGAACACGCAAACGAAATGATTCCTCCAAAAACTGAAATGGGTGGGTCTTTACAACAGAGAGCTCTTATGTCAGGTGCAATATCATCTTTATTTGGTGGGATTACTTCTTGGGGAGCAGGTGGAGATGCTGCAGCTGGTGCTGCCACAGGAGGTGCTTTAGGTTTGTTAGGTGCTTTTCTAGGTGCTAGAGGTCCTGAAATTTTAGGAAAGTCTTTGGAACATAAACAAGGGCAACGTTTCATTGCATGGTTAATGATGAACCCAAGCAAAGAAGCTATCCAAAAATGGAATAGAAACACTATTCTAACGGAAAGGTATATAAGGGGAGCAGTGAAGGGAGAAATTCTACCTTTTGGAGAGTCTAGGGTAGGACTTGCTGGTGCAGATACTGGAGTAGAGGCAAAGAAACAACAGGAAAGACAACTGAAACGATTTAAAAAACCTACAGAGATGGTAGGTAAGTCAGATGCAGTTATTCCAGAAGATTGGGGCGTGGAATATGAAATTACTAAAACAGGAAGAAGACCTTTGGAAGGGATATCCACAATGTACGATCCTAGTGGTCGACCTGTTGCGAAAGAACTTCCCCTTTTAGATAGAGTAAATAATCTATTTGCAAAGAAAGAATTTAAGAAACATTTCAATGAAAAGCAAATGAAGGAAATAAAGAAAATAATATTTGCTCCACCTAGAAAAATTACCGACCCTACTACAGAGTATGATGTTACTAAAACAGGAAGAATACCTTTATCAGGAGTATCTCCAAGGTTTGAGCCTAGAAGTTTTTATAGATAAACTATTGACAACCCCATAGAGAGGGTTTTATGATATACAAGACTGCAATTTTGGCACTAAGTATGTTCTTTGTCCTCGGTGCTACTCCGACCCAAGAAAAAAAAGAAGTAGTTCGTTTCGTTATGCCAGCGTTTAAACAGACTTGTTTCTCGCCCATACCTTGCATAGCCTATGGGATAGGGTATGACAGTATAAAACATGGAGCCAAGTTTGCAGATTACATTGAAATTAAAATTGATTCTGAGTGCTTTAGGAAAAATATACTCCCGCTTGTTAAGAAAGATAAGGATGAAAGACAGATTCGATTCCGCTTTTAAGAGGCTAATGATATTCGAGGGTGGACACGTTATAGATGAAAGAGATCCAGGTGGTGAAACAAAGTATGGTATCTCTAAGCGTTCTTATCCAGAGATAAATATAAAGTCTCTCACTAAACAACAGGCGAAAGAAATATATCGCAAAGATTGGTGGAAGAAATATAAGTACGAGAAGATGGCTACCATGTGTGATGGAGATTACTCAGAAATAGCTATCAGGTTATTTATTCTCGCTGTAAATATTGGTCCCAAAAATGCACATAAATGTTTGCAACGAGCATTAATTTCCTGTGGCGAGGAACTAGATGTAGACGGAATCATAGGAGGAGCAACGAAATCTTTGCTTCTATCTAACGGACACAGAATCATTTTTCCATTCAGGTCCGAAGCTGCTGGGTTTTATAGATCACTAGTGGCAGGTAGACCAGAACTAAAACCCTTCTTAAAGGGTTGGCTCGATAGAGCCTATTCATAAGGAGCAACACAAATGTTTATAATTGAGTACATAGCAAAGCTACCAGACGTACTTCATGCGATTACATTAATTATATCTGGTGCAAGTATTATTGCATCTATCACCCCTTCACAGGTGGATAACAATTTCTTGAATATGATATCTAAAATTATCAACACGCTTTCATTCAACATTGGTAAAGCAAAGAATCTTGATGATGATGTTTAATTATGTGGGGAATTATAGGAACTATCCTCAACTCCATAGGTGGTACATTTCTGAAATGGTTTTGGAGAAAGAAAGAAAATGACAGGATTGCTGACTCAGTTCATTCGGAGATTGAGATCAAAAACCTTGAAAAGGTGTCGAAGGGCCTTCGTGCCCGCAATTCTCTTAATAGGCATAAGTATGAGCAGTTGCTCAAGTCTCAAAAATATAAACGCAAGGACTGACGTGAGTTGCGAAGTATTTAAGGTAATTACTTGGTCTGACAAAGATACCAAACCTACGTTGGAACAGGTGTTCGCCCATAACATAACTTGGGATACTATATGCCAGTAACCTACGCAATTTTAAATGACATCCATATTCCCTACCATGATAAGAAGGTACTAAACTTAGTCTTATCTTTCCTTAAAAAGAAAGAGGTGAAGATAGATGAGATTATTTTAAATGGGGACATAGTTGACTGTTATCCCATTAGTACATTTGATAAGAAACCATTTAGCCCTTCGTCTATAGACCTTGAGATAGAGGAACTAGAAAAGTTTATTAAGGAACTGCAAAAGATAACACCCAAGATTACCTATATAGCAGGAAACCATGAAGATAGAACCAGAAAATGGATATGGAAGAATGAAGTTATCCATAGACTGGGACAGGACAGGGGAATACAGGTAAGTAAATTATCCTTCGCTACCCTGTATGGACTAGATGATTTAGGTGTGAAGTATTTAGAGTATGGTGATGGTGTATGGCTAGGAAAACTCTTTTGTACCCACGGCCGAGTGGTACGCAAGCATAGTGCTTTTAGTGCAAAGGCAGAGTGGGAAGGTAATGGTTGTTCCACATTGACTGGACACACGCATAGAATAGGTAGGTATTCTGTAACTTTAAGAGGAGGAACATACGCCTCCTTTGAAAATGCCTGTCTCTGCTCCCTAAATCCAGAATACATAAAGGGAGTTCCTAACTGGCAACATGGGTTCTCTATAGTTCATGTGTCACCTAATGGCTTATTTAATGTCAACCAAATCGACATTCTCAAGAGGAGTAGCTTGTTCTATGGCGGAAAAGAGTATTCTTGAACTTCTAGAAACCAATAAACCAAATGAAAATCAATTTGACTTCCTAAACAAAAAGGGCATACGCCAACCAAAAAGCGTATGCCCTGACTCACTACATCACGACCAAGAAAATGGAGTAAAACCTAGTTCTGATGTAGCACGACATCCTCCCCTTCACAACAGTAACTAACTTTGACTATCAAATACTGACCATCACTTAAATAACTTTTCACACTATACCCCTGAGACAAATGTTCCACTAACTCATCATGGTAAACTACTTTCGTTTCTTCCATTCTGAATCTCCTTTGGATCAATTTGCATAATGGCTATCGCTAAACCACTATCGTCTAGGATTAATCCGTAGCCATCATCGGAAAGAGCCTTCTTCATTGAAGCTGGAATTGATTTACATCGCTTCACTTGAAAGGCAAAAGATTTGCCACTGTCTAAAACCAAGTCAGCACCAAACTCATCACCTGACCTTCTGTGCGAGTTCCAAACCCTGGATCCTTGGAAAAGACCCTGTAGGTATTTCTTGAACATCAGATTACCTGCTGAGCCTTTTCTTTTATTAGACCTAGCAATCGCTGCTTTACTCTTGGAAGACATGGTCTGTACTTTCCTCTCTCCAACGTTCAAAATCAGATGTGTAAATTCTTATGTGACCTTTTTTTCCGTTTCCAATATTTGTTCTATGCACTCTAGGAAAAACCCCAGAGTTTACCAATGAACGCACCCTGTGAGTGCTATAACACATGATAGTTGCTATATCTGCAACTGTCAACATTGTATCAACCCCACTTCCTGACTTAATTTCTTTTTGCATTACTTTCTCCTATTATTATATCATTTTCGTTGTAGGAAACTTGCGTTCCCCAATTGAAAGAACCATCAGAATAAATCTTGTATCCTAAAGAATGTTGCAAATTAGATAGATTTGATTTCACATGAACTAAAACATTGCTGTGATATTTTTCTCTCGAATCTATTTCCTCTGTCACCTTACCTGCCAACATCATACTTCTAGCTAATCCACTCAGTCCTGTACTTCCTGACAGCCTGTAGATTGCGTCTGTTATTTGAGAAGATTTATTCAAATGACTAATGCAGAGCAAGGCACAGTTGTATTTCCTTGCCTCTTTTAAAATGTCAGACAACACTTCTCGAACCTCATTGTCTGAATTTACGTTCTGATATCCTGCAAAGAAAGCGTTGAGAGGGTCAATGACACACAGGCTAGCTTTCGTTTCCCTTATCATAGCCTTTATTTCGTCTATACCCTCTGGCGTAAACTGTACGCTTCCCTCGTCAAATACACTTATCTTGTCCATATCGTGTTCCTCAAAGGTTTCTATTCTAGTTTTGAGTACCGAACTGGAATCTTCCCCCAACAGAAACAAACTATCAAATGGTTCAAACTTCTCTTGCTGTGGCAATCCCTTTCCGATAGAACCTGCACAAGCTATTGCAGAGGATATGTAAGACTTTCCACATCCTGGATATCCGTACAGAATAGATAAGTACGACAAGGGAATACGATTTTCCCACAGCCAAGAAACACTTTCGTCTTCCACTTCGGAAAGTTTTTTGAGTTTCTGATAAGGTAGTTCAATAGATTTCGCTTCCTTGATAAGTTCTTTCAGTTTATCTAATGAACCCTTTCTTTCCGTTATCCATTCATAAAAATCTTCGGAAGGAAAAAGACCAGGAAGTTTAATAATCTTGGAAACTATTCCTAACTTTAATAGCTGATAAGCAAAGTCAGTTACATATTTGTGTCCTGTCTCGTCATTGTCAGGGATAAGAATTACTCTCTCGACTCCCACTTCCTTCAGCCACATGGCACAAGTCGCATCAGAGTTAGAACCATTGGGGCAACAAGTAGCTTTCCATTTCGTTTTTTGATGGAAGAAGTCTACACACTTTTCCCCTTCCAAGAGAAAGACTGTTTTCGTGTTCGCTATTTCATCTAATCTATAAGGGACTGTTGTCTTTAATGGCTTTTTCCAATAAATCTCTTTGCCTTCTTGGGTATCTCTTCGAGTTTTGACCCCCTGCACCTGACCCATAATGTCCCTGTAAATGTATTCTGTCTCCATTTAAGTCTTCCTTATTTAGATTTAAAGCATTGACAATACTTTCTTCCGTGCAACCTGTTCTACACCTAACTACGATTCTTCCTGTTTTGTTAGATGTGAAGAAATAAAGACTTGGGCGTTTGTCGTTGTGTGCTGGGCAAAGACCTCTCCACCAAGAACCATTCGGAGAACCCTTTGCCTTCTGAATATAGGTGCTAAATTCTTCTATATTCATAGCGAAAGCACCTTACCTTCCTTTTGATAGTATTCCACTTGTTTCGGATATACGTTGCAGCAGTCAACTATACTTTTTGCGTCTAAAAATATTTCGTCAAAATTTTTAATACTTGAATGTCTTTGAAGGATGACCACGCAATCAAATTCACCTACATTACTGAGTGCCACACTCTTCACTTGCTTATCCTTCGATAACCAAAAAGAAGAAACGAGAGGGTCATGGTACTGGACATCCACATTTTCTTCCCCCAAAACATTCCACAACGCTCTGCAAGCAGACTCTCTTGTATCAGATACGTCTTTTTTATAAGAGGCACCAATTAACAAAACCTTCTTGCCAGATATATTTACATCTTCTAAGGTTATATCTCCCACCGCTTTTTTAATAAGCCATGCTATATGTATCGCCATCGAGTTATTGACAGCTAAAGCCTTTTCCAACATACCTAACCTACAGTTTACCTGTTTCGCTGACCAAGCCAAACAAGAACTATCCACTCCGATACATTCTCCGCCAACTGAAGCTGATGGATAGAAACTCTGGAATCCAAAAGGTTTAGTCTTCGCAGCATCGATTACTTCCCAAATATCTATATCAATCTTGGAAGTAAACTGACTCAATTCTTGAATTAACGCACTGTTAACCATTCGGTATGAGTTTTCCAAAAGTTTAGAAGTCTCGCAAACTTCTGGAGAGGAACAGAGAATGGGAGGGCATATAGTCTGATACAGATACTCTGTTATTTCACCGCAGTTATCTGTAATTCCACTGACTAGTTTTGGCACGTTGTGAATGAAAAATTTTTCATTTCCTGGATCTACTCTCTCAGGGCTACAACCCATAAAAAAATTATGTCCCACCTTGCATTTTTCTCCCTCTAACAATGGAAGAATTGAGTTTCTTGTCGTTCCCACAGGTACAGTTGACTCCAAAATAACCAACTTATTTTCCGCAGAAGGAATGTCCTGCACTGCTTTCTCTATGGCACTGAGGTCAGGATTCCCTGTCTTTGCTCTAGGAGTTGGAACACAGATAATAATAATATCGCTGTTACTTCCTTGAAATTGTTGAGGGTCAGAGTTGACATCAAATTTCAGCAACTCATACTTAGGGTCTTTGAACTTATCTCTAAGCATAGATATTCTCTTGGAAGAAATATCATAACCTGTGACAGGGAAACCCTGTTGGGAAAAAGCACTTCCCAACGAGGACCCTACGAAACCACAACCAATGATACTAATTTTAGCCTTACGCATTTCTATTTTCTCAAGCAGTTTCTTGCCAACAGTAGATTGCTTAGAAGGGAATGTCATCTGCCTTATCCTCCTCTAAATCTGCTTCAGTGAGTTCAACTTGTGGATCCGCTTCCTGTACTTCACTTAACCCCATTTCAATATCTCCCATGAGTCTATCTTTATCTGTGGCTGACAGATATTTAATGTCATCGAGGTTAGCTAATTTACCTCTCTTAGATTTGTAGTTGTCAAAGATATGATCCCACAGTTGACCTACACCGATATCTCTTGACTCGCAAGCAGTTTGAAACTTAGTCAGGTATGGTTCCTTAAACCAATACTCTCTATCAGAAGACTGCGAATCTTCACCACTGCTGGATGCAGATTGGTTATCTGTTTTTGGTGAAGACTCGCTAGGTTTTCTGGAAGGATTTTTGTGGGGAACGTAAGCATTGCCATCATCGTCTAAAATATCGTTACTGCAAGACATTCCCCAATAATTTTGGCAACTGTATCTCTTAATGTACGAGGAAAAACTGCCGAACTTTTGGGGATCCAGGATTGCTTCGTCAGGTACAGCGAAACAAGATTCTTCCGTTTCATCACTTGCCCTATCCCTCACTAACATCTTTATAATGTTTCTGTTCTCCCCATTCACGCAAAACTTAAATGTTTGAAACAGCCCATACTTTTCTAATACAGGTCGAACCACTGTAAGTAAATCGTGTAGGGTGGAATACTTGCTGTTGCCGAAGAAAGGATTGTTTCCACTTTGCTTTAGGTCTTGCTTGTTAATCTCGTAAGTAGCTAGTGCCAATCGTTCTCTAAATGTCAGTTTCTTTTTCGTTGTTGCTTTTGCTTCCGTCATAAAATATCTCCTTTAATGTTTGGATTAATTTTTCTACTCGATTAACTCTCTCATCTAATTCAGCAAGTTTAAAATCAGACTTGCGATATAACTTTTTTGCCACTGCCCTTCGTGTTTGTAAATCTACTACTCTCTCTATTACCTCCTTTAAATTTTTAGGGGCTACTATATCTTGTGGTTTGTCTTTGATAACATATTGCTTCATATCGTAATATATCCCTCCAAATAAAAAAAACCTTTACGGAATTTAAAAATTATGATAATTATTCCATGTATCATGGATGTCATGGAGGAATGAGTATCCGATTTCCGACATGACTTGTGCATCCGCACAACACCTTACGATTTTCCCATGTTCATAATAGTTTCTTTCGCAACCAATCTAACCCAATCTATGAACTCCATATCGTATCTTCTCTCTATTTCTCCCTTGACTACGTTCCACTGCTTATCTGTAAATCTATTATTAGTCCATCTTTCTACATCATCTCTGTCAATAATATCTGCCAACAATTCTGCATCGTCCTGTTTATCTTTCAGTTGCCTATTGATAGAACTTTTTTTCGTAATAAACATTTACTTCTCCTTTTTAAAATAGTTAGAATTATCCCCCGTTGAAAAAATATCTCGCAGTTCTAGTGAAGATAACTTATCGTTCAGCCACTCGGTGGGGTCTGCTGTTTCCCCTGTCATAACTGTGTAGGGCATTTGATCTTTAAATGCTTCAAGTAACGCTTCCTCTAACTCATCACTAAAATCTTCACCATCATAAAACCATTTCTTAAAATCCTTTTCATGCTTTCCAATTACCTCTAACAACTCCATTTACTTCTCCTTTCCTCGTTGAGATTCTAATTTATTTGCGTGTCTACAGGCTTGGTCGTGAAGTTTTAAATTCTTCTCAGCAATAAAATCACCGAAATCATCAAACCACTTCACGACCCCCCTCATTCTATTTACCTCTTCTTCCCATGTTTCTTTATTATTCATAACTAACCTCACATAATAATATATACACACTTATATACTATCATGCTTGTCAAGTTTCAAAATAAACTTGCATTCAATCTGTTCTCTGCTATCTCTAAATAATTCGGCAACAACTCACTTCCAACATATCTTCTATTCATTCTTCTTGCGACTAGAGCTGTCGTTCCTGTTCCTAAAAATGGATCATAAACTCTATCTCCCTCGTTAGAAAAGTTTGTCAAAACCTTTTCAACTAATTCTTCAGGAAAAGCCGCTCCATGATAAGAACCCCTGGATCTTTTCCTCTCTCTCTTTATTCGCCAAACATCATCAAGAGTACCCCTTGCAAATGGGGCTTCCTTAAACTGCCTGTATTTTGGATGGGAGTTTTCAAAAACTAAGATTAGTTCGGAACGTCTATTTAAAACTTGTTTCGACATGGATGGAATCCCATGACATTTATCCCAAACAATAATCTCTTTCAGCTTGTCGTGAAAATCTCCTATCATTTTAAAGAAAGGAATCTTACTGCCTGTGACTATTTGAATGACGTAAAATATTAAGTCACTCACTCTCAACATTTCTTCCAACGCTTTTTTATGAAACTCATAAAATTCTTCTATTGGAAGATTGTCATTGAACCCATCGTACTTGGTGCTAAATTCTTTCACCAATTCCCTCGATATATATTTACCTTTGCTCAATCGTAAATTCATATTGTAGGGAGGGCTTGTGATAATGAGATTTATAATTCCATCAGGCATTTTCTTCATCGTTTCCAAGCACGATTCATTGTATAAATGATTGTCTTTTATCATAAATTCCCCCTACCTAAACCCTTTGGAACTTAATTTAAAAGATCCAGGAGGCTTGTATGAGGGCTGTTTTTTGGAGAAAGGTACATAAATTACCCTTTCCCTAGTTTTTTTGCCACGCTTGGAAAAGTGAAACATCTTCAATAGCATTTATATCTCCTTTGTTAAAAGTTAAATAGTAATATCGAAGCATCGCAGGCTCACAGATGGAGGTCGGTTTGGTTAGGGTTAGGTTACTTCTTTGTCTTCACTAACTTCATAGTTCTTTCCTTCTTCTCTTAGAAAAAACTTAACGTGTATGCAGTTATCGCCTCCATTATTTTGCATTGAGGAAATAGTGTAGTTGGGGTTGTTATCTGCAAGAAGTCTCTTTCTTTTCTCCGAAAAAGGAAACGTCTTTAGCCATTTTAAAAATTTATTCATAGCTTCCACTTGGTCATGTGACATTCGCTCTCTCCTTCTTAGACTTTGTTTTTTTCTTAGCTTTCTCTGCCTGTTCTCTCTCTATTCTTTTATTTCTTTCGTATTCATACATATACTGAGGACAGTCAGCGTACTCGCTAACACATTGTCTCAAATCTAGGGTTAGTGCCTTCTCTGCCTCTTCAAGAGTGTCAAATCTATCAACTATGTAAGTTTCTCTAAATCCAGAATGTTGTAGTTCATCTACATAAACCACATTATATTTCAGTTTTTTTCTACCTTCTAGATTAACAGAATCAGAAACCCATTCTTTCTCGATTCCTAATTTTATAGAATAATAAACATTCATACTCATATTTTATTTCTCCATTTGTAACCAACCTCCATGTGTTGAGCCTACGATTGTGATTGAACGCATCCAAAAGCATACTGCTTGGTTAATTTAAAGTTCAAATAATATTTCGGTGGTGTATGGAACGTAGAATTTTTCCAAGTGTTGTTGGCTTTCAACGTAGGAACATTCCTCTTCTTTGTAATCATTCACATTGTGGCTTACAGTTAACTTATTTTCTTTCGCCACATCTTCCACAGTAACTGAGCCTAAGTCTCTATCATCTAATATTTTTTCAAATATTTTTTTCATCTCTTCAAGAGACTTCCCTTCGACTACAACTTCTCTATAAACCTCTTCCCTGTAACTAAATACTATTTTATCACTCATTATCTATCACCTCCCCATTGCTCTGCCTCCTCCTTCCAATCGAGATTGTCGGTAAACGATTGAGAGGAATGATGCCATGTTACCTCTATGACTGTTATCCGATACGCTAAACGTTTCTCCCTTGCGTACCATATAGCATCTAGGGAAGGATCATTTTCATCAAAGTCATATTCAACATATTCAGCTTCAGTGACACCTCCTACACTATCTAAAAACTTATTTAGAGCTTCTTCTTCATTTTCAGCTACAATAAAGTCTGTATGAAAACTTGGTACTGTAACTCTATATTTACTTAATACTTTCTTGCCAGCCCCACTTTTTGAAACAAA